TCCAGGCTCTGAGGGATGTTATTGGCTGCTGCCACGGCCATGCTGTCCCGGAACTGTTCCCAGCGCGCTGGGATGCCCAGAACGTAGCGGTGAATATTCATCTCAAACGCCGCATTCCATGCGGTGAATATCGTGTCCTCGTACCACATCCATTTGGGTAGCGGCTGGTCGGGCGTCCAAAGCTGCACGTCACCGCCCTCAATGGAGTAGGCCATGCAGATCACCTCGGTGGAATCGTCCTTAGCGTAGATGTCCAGGCCGCGCTCTGGCAGGTCGATAAGGCTGCGCGTCTCAAAGTCGATGCTGACGTTCATGCTGCCTCCCGACGCGACATAATGCGGATGATTGAGATTGCGTGCTCAAGTCCGTGGACGTAAGCATGCGGAGCGCCGCCACGGATGGCTTCACTCTTGGCTGATAAAAGGCTTTGAAGAACTTCTTGAATGTTCATAACTGCTCCTAAGGCGGGCCGACGTATCGGCGGTTGGAAAAAAGCGGGGAGCCGAACAGGCCTCCCCCAAAGACTCACCATGCAAAAGGTAAAGAAAAACTACAACCACAACATCTCCCCCTGCGAAGGGAGGTCATTTCATAGTGTACCAGATTTTAAATCTCACACGCTCCGGAAGTGCAAGCTAAAAGTTGGGCCCCTTCCACGTTGTCTGTCTCCTCGCGGAACAGGCTCCAGTCCAATTTAGGCATCTTGGCTTTCAACGCCTCGTACTCCTCCTCGGTACACTCCTCATACGGCGCCTGACGATACGTGCCGCCGTCGTATGGCAGGAATGATACCCCAGAAATCTCGTCGAAGTGCTTCCACACCCAGGCGCCAACTTCTGGCCAATCCTTCTCTTCAACCGAAATGGTAACCGAAGGCTTATGCTCGCACCACTGTCGCTGGTATGTCAACCATGCCTCAAGGTGCGAAACAGGCGTTACGTCGGCCCGTGTCAGTCCAGCGGGTGCTCGCTGGGGGAAACTAAATACTGTCGTCTGTGTTGGCTTGTAGACGCAATCCTCACTAGGAACTCCCTGTCCGACGAGAAACGATGTAAGAGGATCCTTTTTATCTCCGCGTACTCGGCGGATGTAAAATTTTGAATGTCTTGGGTGGATTCCAGAAGCGGAATCAACGAGCTGTGATACTGTCCCAGAAGGCTTAACGCACGTGATAGCCGCTGATTTTGGGATTCCAAGCAATTCTGCAAACTCATGGTTCACCTTTCTCGCGTGCTCTCGCAGCACTGCTAGTGTTTTGTTCAGATCCTCGCCCAGCGCAACCAAAGCCGCGTTGTCGTAAATGCCGGTCAACGACACGCCAAGAAGACGCTCTTCCTCGGTGTTACGCTGCCACAGTTTTCTCAAGTACGGGAACTTGGTGAACGTGGCTTGAATAGTACCCAGGATCGTTGCGATCTCGACTTTCTCTTTGAGTGTTTCGACAGTGTCGTCATGTCGAACAACGACTTCCGTGAGGTTGCAGAACTGATACGGACGCAGAATGATTTCCGAGCACGGATTGGTTCCAAAGTCATAGTTGGGGTCGCGATGTCCATACTTTTCAACAGTCTTCTTGGCTGCCTCGCGATTAAATATTCCTCGCTCACCAGAATGAGAGTTGTATAGAGAGAGCCACTCCTCCATAAATTTACCAACTGGCGGAGTTTCGTTATAGACGGCGCTGTTATTTGCAAGCGCACGGTGTGGGGCGGTCTCCCACCACGGACCAGCTTGCATACAGGTGAGCGATCAGGAGCCGGAGGGCTTTGGCCCAGCCTTCTTTGGAGTCGTGGACGGCAATGGTGTGGTCGCTAACAAAAAGTTGCTCCGGCACTTCGGGCAATTGATTAACGTATTTTGATTCCACAGAGAATCCGACGCCAGTGCCGCATAGCAGGATGAACATAGCTTCATCGAAAGACTTCGGATCGTCGACGGGGAGATACGAACAATTATAGACACAAGTGTTGTCACGGTCTGCGCTCTTTCCCGATGTCATCATAGCCCGCATCGAAGGCATGACTTTCAAGTTATAGATTGCTTCGTAAATTTTATTCTTTAATTCTGTATTGTCTTTGATTGCATCGGTCTTTGAGAAGATGTAATCAACATAACGCCAGGTTGTCTCTGACCAATTTTCACGACGACCTTTGTCGTCAAGGAATCGAGCGTAGCGGCTCGCAGCAATATATTCTTGATACTGATCCATGTTTTATTTGTTTAGGTGAGGTTAAGGAAAAACCGGCCCCGAAGGGCCGGATACTACTGACTACAAGGAACGCAATTTACTTCTTGGAACTCTTTTTTGCTGCGGGCTTTTTCTTAGCAGCAGGCTTGGGCTGCTAAACTTTAATTTCTTTGGCCCAATCAAACCTTTCTTTTTCTGATTTTGGCAAACGGCTGACGCCGTCATAAAAATCTAGCACCTGCTGCGCGCCTCGGATAATCTCTTTAAGAAAATTGATATTAGCCGGTTTGCTGTACTCAGAAAAATAAAACTCTACTTTGTTCTTGCCATCAAACACCGTCAGCTCGGCCAGGAAATCATCCATGGCTTTTGCTGTAGCTTTGGCGACCACAAACTCGTTAGAGTCGGGAACGAACTTGGAAAAACTCATCTTCTTGGACATGCTTCTCTCCTTAAACTGCAAAGTCGTCAGCAGCCGAAGATCCGCCACCAAGGCGCTCGCCGTCTTCTAACTTCTGCAGGTTGTTAAGACCACAACCAATGCCCTTGGAGCCGTTGCTGTTGTATGCAAAGAAACTAATCGATGCACGACCGAGGCAGCCGGAATAAAACTCCGTAGGATCGATGATGGGGTTCATATCAGCGTCAACGACACCAGGCTTCTGTGCCGAATTAGCGTTGATGAAGTACGAATTTGCGTATGCAGGATCGTCTTTCTCTTCATCGCCGTCACGCAGCCCGCCTTTGAGACCCTTGGGAACTGTGCCGCCCCATACTGCAGCGTTGTCTTGCTTGGCTTGCTCAACAGCTTTGTTGATCTTCTCGATCGTCTCTTTGTCAGACTTGGGGATGATCAGCGAAACTGAGTACTTTGGCTGCTTGCCTTCTTCCGTTGCTTGCGGAGTGAAAACGTGAGCATAAGAGAAACGAACTTTACCAGTTACTACTTTTACAGACTTTGCCATCTTGGCTTCCTTTTTTAACGTAAGAACCGATTTATCGGGCCGGCTCGTATCCCGTACTACGCATCATACAACAACTTCGTTCGGTTCAAAGCCTCTCGCATTGCATGGGCATGTCTAAAATCATCAAGGCCTTCGTCGCCTTCTAACATGTCCGGATAAGCTTTGAACAGGGCTATCATAATTATGGTCGCATTACGGACTGCGTTTATGTAGTCCTTGTCATGCGTCATATTGTAATCCGAAAACTCCTGCTCGTACCGAATGATTAAATCTTCGGGCACTTCATATTTTTTGTCAAGGTGCTGCACCATCATCTTGTAACCATCCACAGCCCCAGGTTGCCCAGGGCGTACCCCACGAAGGAGATAGACAACCCCGTCTGGCCTTTGAGAAACAGATCTATGGCCACGGCTAGGTAGACAAATCCGATGATCGCTATTAAATAAGAGCTCACTTAAAATCCTCCGCGGCGTCGTTCTTGTCTTTAACCAGTTTCATAGGGCCGTCTGGTTTGACAATCAAGGCACCAAGCAGCGAGGCCACATGGCCCTTTTTACTTAGTTTCTCAAGTTTAGCAACAGATTTAAGCGAAGGCGTTTCCCAAATATCTTCCGGATTAAAATTATTTTCTAACAACACATGCACAGCCAATTCCGTATCAGTAATTTTACGATGGGTTTTGGTAGGGACCAAAAGGTAACCTTTTGGAACATTTCCGGTTTCTATTGCACGTTCGGTAAAGTACGCTTCGAGATCGTTGACGTACGTTCTCAAATTTGCTGCTCTTGAAAACGCAAACTCTAACTCTTCGTCGGTAAGGAGCGCTGGTGCTTTGAAGTCCAAAGTGGCCACTTCACTGACGAAGTCAGAACGGGCCCGACAGGTTGTTTTGGCTTTACAGAATTGGCAGTGGTCTCCGGGGAGAAACTCTCCGGTGCCTGCCCAGGCTCGTTTGGCTTTTGGTTTGACGTAGTAATTTGCCCAGTCAACAAGCTTGGTAACTGTCGTGCCATCTGTCGATATGCTCTCTAGTCTTGGCTGGTGGATTGTGTACTCGACTTCTTTGAGAGTCGGGATTTCTTCCCGGAACTTGGCATAAGCTCCAAGGGCGTAAAGTCGTAGCTGGGTGTTGTCTTTTGCTGAGACGGGGATACCTTTTCCAAACTTGAGATCGATGACTCGGATCTTGTGCTCGGAAAGTATGATGACATCAGCAGTACCAAATCCGTCAGGCACCCAGTCAGAAAAATCCACACGTTGTTCAAAGAGCGGACGATCGCCTTCACCAATCTGACTACGAACGTAAAGAACGTAGTCGTCGACGTAATGCTCGAACTCTTCGTTGTAGTACGGGGTGTTTTTGACAACTTCATATTCTTTTTGAAACTCCTCAAATCCAATTTGATTGTAGTAATAGCGAAGCTTTGCCTCGGCCAAAGTATGGGCTTTGGTGCCCTCTTGGCTGTAATCAAAACTGCCGGGGGGTCGTTTTGGTTCTGGCGGAAGTGCTGCCTCCAAGCGGGCGCTTGGGGTACAAGTTAGCCAGCGTTTAGAGGCACTGGCAGAGAGGATGGCGTGGGCTGACATGTCGGTTTTCCTTTTTTAACGGGTATGCTGTATACCCATTAATGCAAAAGGGCGGTGTTACCCGCCCCTTTATACCCGACTAAACCGCTGGGTTATTCTTTGGCGTCCCTCAGTTTCTTGATCAGATCGTTTACAGCCCCTGAGAAGTCCACCACAACGTCCGCCTTGACCTCCAACTTCTGGTCCCTGGTCTCCTTATAGTCCTGAGGGAACTGGCCTCTGAGGGCGATCTCAGCGATCCTGGAGTTAAATGCCTTGTTGCCTACGTTGGCCAGCATCTCGCGCTCCCAGTAGGCTTGGCTGTGCACCAGGGCGACGCCAAGTGCGTCAGCAAACTCTGGGTGCTTTTTCTTCCAGTCTTCTGCGACGTCCTTGCTAATGCCAAGGGCAGACCACATCATCTTCTGCGATGCGCCGATCTTACCCATCTCGATGAGAGTGTCACACATCTCGGGTTTGAAAAAATATTTTTTAGCTGCCATGTGGTTCGTACCATTTCTTAAAAAGCTCGGGCCTATTAGCCTCAATCCAAGGCTTTGCCTCTAAGTAACTCTTGGTGTAGTTTTCCTCACCCAGAGTCTGGCTCCCGAC